ACCTTGAACTTCTGCGTCCTGTGTTTCAGTTGGATTTGTAGTTTCTATTTCAATTCCACCTTCAACATAACCATCTTTGTTCGTAAACATTTCTTGGTTAAGGTCTTTTTTGTTTTTTTCTGCCATATTAGCTCCTTTGTTAATTACTTTACTCTTTTTTTAAAATTTTGTCGACAATTTTAGTCGTTTCTTTTAATTATCACACCACCTTGGCCCATATCTTTAGCGTTTGGCAACGTTTTTGACAAAATTGTTTTTTCAATCGATGTATCAGCTCTTAAATTTGCTAATTCTTCGTTCTGCTCTAGTTTTTCGTCTTGATTTTGTTGATTCATCATAGCTCTCATCTTATCAAGATTGATTCTCTCTTCACCTTCGTCTTTTTTACGTTGGTTTTCTTGTGCTTGAAGGTCTAATTCTCTTGCTCTTAGCTTAGCAATAGGGTCATTGTCAAATTGTGAAGTAATTTTCTTCTCTTCTTTAGTAAATTCTTCCATCATGTCAGCAATCAGTTGTGCTTTTCTTGCTTCAATCTTTTCAGATATCATTTTCATTTGCATTTGAACCTGAGGGTTTTGCATTGCTTGTGGATTTTGTTGCATAGCCATAATTTGTTGCATCTCTTGTCTAAATTCTACTTCAATTTGTTCTTGTGCCATTAAAGAAATATGTTCAAAACAGTTTTTCTCTAAGGAAGCCATAATCATCGGATTATTTCTAGCCATGTTTGTTGCCATAAAATTTAAATGCGAAGTTATGTGTGCTCTATGGTCTTGACCAGGGAAAGCTTGGAATGGTTTCCCAGCGAGAGCATCAATATGTTCTAACGCTGGGTCCTTCGGTGTGGGAACTTGTGGTCGTTTTAAAAGTTTATCAATATCTTTAACGCCTAACGCTTCATACATATTTCTATACGCTTGATACAAATTATGAATTTGCGGATTAGATTGAGCCAGCTGCAGTTCCGACTGTGCGAGGGAAATACGCTGTGTCTGTGAGAAAATATTGGGATCCGCAACTGGCAATATATCTACTCTATCGTCAAAGTCCGTTTGTTTAATCATTCTTTGACCGCCAACAACATCGTAAGGATATTCTTGTGGTAGATATAACTTGAAAACTCTAGACATTAATTTGAATTCTTGTTTTAGGGCTGCATAAATTCTTTTGTGAATAGCAGACATTGTTCTGCTTCCTCTTTCCAACAAAGCTACTGTCGTACCCACTGCCGCTTGTTGATTACCCTCACCTACTTGCAAGTCTGCTATTGAAGCGAATCTTTGACCTGCTTGTACTACGACGCCCATAAGTGCTAAGAGTGTTTGCGATGGTTCTTTAAACGGAAGCATCATAAATGCATCTCTAATATTTCCGCCTGGTGCGTCTACGTCTCTAAATTCTCCAGGTTGTATAGATTGTGCATCATCTCTAATTCTGATTCCTCTTTGTTTAAATCCAGCAGGTAAATTAGATAATGTTCCTGCATCTAGTAGTTGTCTCAAAGCAGCTGTTGCTGTTCTTGATAAACCACCAATCATATGGATTAAACCAAAACCATAAAAACCTAAACCTGGTAAAAATTTGAAATGTACAAAATAATCTATTTTTTTCTTTAATGGATCACCGACTTCGTAGTTTCTTTTGATTGATAAAATTTCTCTTGAGTTTTCTTCTACAGTTACAACGTAAGGCATTTTAATTCCTGTTGGTTCACCGTCTTCACCCATGTCTTCAAAACCTTCAAGATCTAAATTTACGTGACACTCTAACAAATTAAAAATATCTTCTTCTCTACCTTTAGTTTGTCCTTCAAGTTCTCGTTCTTTTCTCTCTACTTCAGTTTCGTTCATTAAACCTGGTTTCAATTCTATGTCTCTATAGAAACCAGCAACTTGTTGTTTTCTTAATTCATTTTCAGAAATTTGTACTCGATGTATGATTGATTCCGCATCGTCTAATGAGGTAGCTGTATACGGAACAATCAAATCATCCGCAGGAACAAATTTAGAGCAAGCCATTGAAGTAGCTTCATCATAATATACTTTTTTAAAAGCAGATCCTGCCAACGGCAAATGAAATAACATTGAATCAAAATCTGGTTCATATTCTTTCATCTTTTCCATTATTTGGTAATTCATAAAATCTTTTACTCTTTGAGATTGTTGTTCTTTTTCTGGAGTAGGCACACCTAAAATTTGTGTTCTAACTGGACCTTCTGCTGGTAATAATTCTTTGTAAGCTAATGCTTGAAATTGTGTAACCGCTTCTGCTAATACAGGATGCGTTGCACCTGATGCACCTTGAAAAGGTTCTGTTCTTTGATCGTATTTAAATCCTAATAAATCTAAACCTTCTCTGTAAGATCTTTCCCAATCTTTTCTAGAATTTTTATAGTCTTGATAATTTTGATAAAGTGTTGAACCTAATCTTCCTAATACATCATCAGGTAAATGCTCAGCTAAATTGTCGTAATGATTTTCTCCGCCTTCGACAGATGCTATTGCAGGATCGTAATTAATATCTACTGATCCATCTTCGTTCTCTGTAATATCTACAGGATTACCTTGTTCATCAACTTCTTGTTGCTTTTCTTGTTCAGCAACTTCAATTTCTTCAGGTGATGGAATCTTTAACTCTTGATCTACGTTTGGTAAATCCTTGTCTATGTCTGCCATTTATTTTCTCCAGTTTTACAGGTTTAACAGTATTATAATCAATAAGCAACCCCTGAGGCTCAGGTCCTTTTTTAGGGGGTATTGTTTTGGTTAGTTTAGTCATCAGTAAAATCTGTTGGATCTATATCACCATAAGGGTCATTTATATCAGCCCTAAGACTTTCGTCTTTGCTTGCTCCTCTAGCATCAGCTTCATCTATTCTCCTTTGACCTATGGTATATTTTTCTTTATTAGTTCCTTTAGCAAAGCCCTCTAATTTTGTAGAACTACCTCCTAAAATATCATCGATTTCATCAACATTAACTCCATCTACATCATAGTCTTCTGGACTAATCATTCTGTATTCAGTATCTGTTGCCACAAAATCTCCCTTAGTTTTAACAGTCTTACCTGTGTTGTAATCTACAACTTCAACTCCTGGCGGTTCATAATCTATATAATATTCTTCGTTATAAGCATTTTTACCTTCAACTCTAATTGCTCCATTGTCTTGTTTAAGTAATTTAACATCAGGTAATTCTTTAACACTATATTCTGTAAGATCGGCGTCTATTTTATTACCAATACCTTTATTTATAAATCTATCTACAAAATTAGGAAACCAGTCTGGCATTTTTGTAGTTGTGTTAGATAGTTTTTTTACAAGTGGAACAGCGGGTTTAAAAAATTTACCTAGAATAGGTAGTGATGCAATTCCTGCCATAACTTTCATAAAGGTTCTTCGTTTTGGATCATCAGGTCCATCAGCGAAACCTACTCTGCCTCCAGCGTTAAAAAATTTACTTACACCTTCGTTACCTAAAGCAATAAAATCTTTGTATCCAAGTTTGCCACCAGCTTCTAAATATCTTTTAAAAGCTTCTAATGATTCTTTAATAGCTAAATCTGTTCCGTCCGATCCATTAGAATAACCTATTCTTCCTCCATACATAGCACCTTCTCTATCTACTTCAGGAAGTTCTGACATAATTTTTTCATAATACTCTCTTGGAGCTTCTCCCAATAAAGTATCAACAGTATCTTCCATTCCATACTCTTCTCTTGCTTCTTCTAAATCTTTTCTGGCGTTATACATACGTATTGCTGTTTCAACAGCCGGTAATGCAAAAGTAGATCCTTTTGATATCATTGGTAAAATTCTAGACGCAGCTTGTGGTGTTAAACCTGCTCTTAACAAATAACTACCTATTCCCTGACTTGTTGGTTTTAGTAAACCTAACTCACTTGCAGCCATACTTGTAAACGCAGGAGCTGCTAAAAGATCAGCGCCTGTTACATCTGTTTTTTCTCCTGCAGAAATATCTTTTGCAAGTTTAGTTCCAAAATAACCTGTCAAAGGAGCAGCTATAACTGGAGCATCAATTGCTGACAAAGTTTTTAAAAGTCCTTTAGCTGCTTTTCCATAAACACCTCTTCCTTTTTCTGTAGCTAGTGGAGCAGCTGCTGTTCCTGCGGCAGCTCCTGTAGCAGCTCTTTCACCGAACGAAGCTTTTTCTTCTACTATAGGAACATCACCTAAACCTGCAGTTTCTTCAAATGTTTCATCAACTAAACCTACCTCTCTCAATAATTCAGGGCCAAACATACCCCCTAGAATAGTAGGCAAAGCTCCTCCTTTTAATAATTTAGCAGCAGTCTTGTTTATAAAATCTGGTTTTCTAGAAATAGAAGAAGGTACTCCCTCTGATTCTTTTCTAAGAAT